CATGGCGACAAGCAAGGCAGACAGGTGCCATCGGTGCTCTCGCTGGCGGTGTCACATTCAACGAGTTCAAGAGTGACCCGAACAAACTCCAACTCTTGGAGTCGCGCCAATACAGTTCGCTTGAAGTATCTCGCCAAGTCGGAGTCCCGGCATACCTTCTCGGAATCGCAGTCGGCGGGTACACATACCAGAACGCTCAACAAGCACGCCAAGATCTCTATCTCTTCGGAGCGAAGCAAGTGCTTGATGTCATCCAGATGACTCTCAGCATGACCAATGTTCTGGTACGGAATCGCTTCGTTGAGTTTGATGTTGATGACTACATCTACGAGAACCATCTCGCCGATGTGCCAGTTGAAGAAGCGGGCCGCCGCGAAGATGAGGAGATGTATTCATGATCAGATTCAACGCTCAACTGGTGACGCTTGATGCGTCGGCAGACGAGACGCAACCATCGCGCACCATCACAGGGCTCGCAGTTCCGTGGGATGTTGTCGCCAACCTTTCAGGCGATGTCGGCCCAGTGAAGTTTCTCAAGGGCTCCATCTCTGTTGATGGGCCAATGCCAAAACTCCTTGAGTATCACGATGACACTCGAGTGATCGGCCGTGTGACTGAGAGAGTCGCATCTGACGAGGGCTTGATGTTTTCCGCAACCTTGTCAAAGACTCGCGCCGCTGATGATGCCATGGCACTACTCGCCGACGGTTCCATCTCGGCAGTGTCCATCGGTGCCGTACCGATCAAGTTCAAGCGCGTGAACGGCGTGATGGAAGTGAGTGAGGCTCGAATGATTGAGTTATCGCTTGTCAGTTTTCCTGCGTACGCCGACGCAGAAATCCAGTCTGTCTATGCCTCGGCAGAAGACGAAGAAGAAATACCAGAAGAAGAAACCCCACCACAACCACCATCCGAGGAGGATGACATCATGTCAGAACCAACCACAGTTGAGGCCGCAGTTGCGACTCAGCCCATCTGGGCAACAGTTAAGAAAGAAGTGAAGATCCCAACCGCTGGCGAATATCTACAAGCCGCGATCGCTGGAGGCGACAAGTGGAGAGCATTCCACGAAGTTCTTCAGGCCGCCGCTCCAGATGTGAGTCTTGCTGATGGCCCTGGTGTGCTCCCAGAAATCATCGTCGGCAATGTCTATAACTCGTTTATCGGTATGCGCCCAGTCGTGGATGCCGTGGGCGTTCGCTCACTTCCCGCGCAGGGCCAGTCGTTCATTCGCCCGAAAGTCACCACACACAACTCGGTCGGACTTCAGAGCCCAGACAACACCACACTCACCGCATCCACTTTCGTGATCTCATCTGAGACGGTAACCAAGGGCACCTACGGCGGCTATGTGAACATCTCCGAGCAGATCATCAGTTGGAGCGATCCCTCGATGTTGAGCGCGTTGCTTGATGACATGGGTCGCATCTACATGAACGAGACCGACTTGGTGGCTTGTACTGATCTAGTCGCAGGCGCAACCACAACGGAAGCCTTCGGCGATGTGACAGACCCAGCGGTATGGCTCGCATGGATTGGCGCGGCCAGCACCACCATCTTGACCGCATCCAACGGAAACAACCCGAACACTCTTTTCATGAGTCCCGATGTTTTCGGATACGCACTCTCATTGAGCGATTCAACGGGCCGACCATTGTTCCCGAACCTGAACGCGCAAAACGCTTTCGGCGCGGTCGCAGTGACCAGCGATGTCGGAACCGCGTTCGGTTGCCGAGTCGTGCGTGACCGCAACTTCGCCGCCAACACTCTGATCCTCGGCGACACCTCGGGCTATGAACTGTTTGAGGCTCAGCGCGGAAGCGTCAGTGTTCTGTCACCATCAACCTTGAGCACCGTCTTGGCGTTCCGTGGTGACTTCGCAACGCTGGTCATTGACTTGGACAAGTTCGTCAAAGCGGACTTCTGAGCAACCATTGAGATTCTGAGAGCCTGAACCATGTCCACATTCACCGTCACACATCAACAGATCACTGACAATGTGTGCGTGGTTCAGACTCTCGAGTCCACCGACATTCTTGTCGGACAAGAGATCACACTCTCAGGATGCGACGCATCAATCAACGGTGTGCACACCGTCTTCCAGATACCGATCTACTACTTCACAGGAATCAATGACGCTGGTGACTATCTGTTCAACGATCAGATCATCTTCAAGAATCAGATCCTCTTCCAACTTGTAGATGACAACATTGAGCGGTCGGCCGTTGATCCTGTCGGATCATTACAGTGGACAACACCGACCGAGTGCCAATGGTGCGACGTCGAAGATCTTGAAGAGTTTCTTGGGATCGCCGCCGCAACTGCCAACGACACACTTTTCATGACATCATCTGTGAACGCGGCGAACGCTTGGTGTTTCAAGCGTCGGTCACAAGCGGGATACAAGGATGATCTAGTTAATGTTCCCGATGCGGCCGTTCTCGCCGGTACAGTTTTGATGGCCGCTTCGCTTTACCGTGAGCGCGGAAGCATTGACTCGTTCAACTCGTTCCAAGACATGACGATCTCTGCGCCAGTGGCTTCCATGGGGCGCATCAACTCGCTTCTAGGAATCAAGAGAGCACAAGTGGCATGAGATGGCTGGACTCTTTACTGACTCGATCAACGCGCTCTCGGCATCCCTCAGCGCGCTCGGGCTCGTACCAGTCACCGACCCGCGCAACGCGAGACCGCTCACAGTTTTTGTGGAACTCCCAACCTTCACAAACTGGTCAAGCAAAATCGCCGATGTCACCATTACTCTCAGAGTGCTCGGAGCCCCTCCATCAAACTCCGACGCAACCAACTACATTCTCGGAATCGTGGATCAAATAATGGATTCAGAAATCGCAGTGATCTCGGGCCAGCCGACAGTCGCCCAGATCGGTTCAGCAGAACTTCCCGCTTACGACCTACTCATCAAAATCAGCGCATCCCGCTAACTAAACAAAGGAAACCAACATGGCAATCATCTATCAAGGCGACGCAGAAATTCTCATCGGAGCCAGCAACATCAGTCTCAACTGTAACAATGTCACCATAGAAGTCGGCTACGAGACAGGCGACGCAACAGTCATGGGAGACACAGGCCGCAAGATGGTCTCAACTCTTCAGAGCGTCTCGGTCTCGGCAACCGTGTTCCTTGAGTACGGTTCCAGTTCTGTTGAAGCGTTGATCTACGCCGAAGTAGGCGAAGGCGACACCACAATCGTGGTCACGCCAAGTTCGGCAGCAGTCGGAATTGGAAATCCCAGTTACACGATATCTAATGCCATGATCGCCTCGTTCAGTCCGATCTCAACGACGGTCGGCGACCTCAGCACCTTCACATTGTCGGCCACTGCTGGAACATGGGTTCGCGCTACTTCCTGACCTTGAAAGGTTCCCGACATGATTGGAATGATTCTTAGAGTAGAGATGCTCACAGGCGAAATCTATGAGGCACCAGTGACCTACGGTGTGGCGGCGCGTTGGGAAGACCAACACCCGCTCACATCGGTGTCAAAGTTCTTGGATGACATGAAGTTCAAACAGTTGGCATGGCTGGCTTGGGATGCGGTGCGCTCGAGCGGAGTCGTGGTTGAAGTGTTCACCAAGTGGCTGGACAAAGTGGGAGACATCACTTTCATCCCAAAAGCGGAGGAAAAGTCGGAAGGGCCACCAATCTGATCGCACAGTTGGCGGTCAGAACTGGGATCAGCCCGCTTGATCTGATGGACACACCGCCACAAATAATAGATGAGATGATCCGTCTCATTGTTGAGCAGAACGAGAAGAAGTAATGGCCGTAGATATCACCGCAAGCATGGAGATTCAAGGACTCAAGGAGTCTTTGAAAATCGTGAACAAGGTGGACAAATCTCTTCGGCTGGAAGTCGGTCGCGACATCAAGCGCATCGGTGAGAAGACTGTGGTCGCCGCCATCAACCAGATTCTTCCACCAGGTGCGCCGATGTCAGGAATGGAGAACTCAAAGCGGACAGGCTTCTTCAACTCTAAGAACAAGGGCATCAAAGTCAAAACAAACACTCGAGGAGCCCGTCGGCGCAACATCAAGCAGGGCGCGCAGTATGAGACTCTGGCAGTGATCACAGTCCAGACGACAGGCGCGGCATTGGCGATGATGGACATGGCTGGCAAAGGCCCGAACCGCACACGCAACTCCAATCCGAAACTGGCGCGACCGAACTTTGTTGAGGTGCTGAATCAGCGTCTTGGCAGTGGCCCGTCACGGTTCATGTGGCGCGGTGGAGAGAAAGCAATCCCAGATTTTCAGCGTGAACTGAAGCCCAGTATTGACCGTGTGATCTATCGTGCGAATCAGGAACTAATGAAGGTGAAACTCTAATGGCAATCAACCTCCCAATCGTCACGCAGTTCTCGGACAAGGGCATCAAGAGTGCCAAGGCAGCGTTTGCCAATTTCAAGACCGATGTGAACGCGGCCAGTGGCGCAATGGGCAAGTTCAAGGCTGGAGGCAACGCCGCTCTCAACGCAGTCAAGGCAAACGCGGCGAACCTTGCTCTCGCTGGAGGTGCCGCTCTCGCAGGCTTCGCAGTGAAAGCAGTGGGCGCATTCCAAGACCTTGCGCTGGCATCAGGCAAGTTTGCCGATGCGACAGGGCTCTCCGTTGAGGAGGCTTCACGGTTCATTGAGGTCGGTGGCGATATCGGCATTGAGGCTGGAACGATTGAGTCCGCTATCGGCAAAATGAACAAAACTCTCGGCGGTACTCCGAAACTGTTTGATGAGTTGGGCGTAGAAGTTGTGCGAACCGACTCGGGCCTCACTGATGTCAATGGCACATTCTTGAAAGTCATTGACCGCTTGAAAGGAATCAAGGATCCTGCGGAGCGCGCTCGAGTAGCGACGCAACTTCTTGGCAGAGGTTGGCAGTCAATGGCCGAACTCATCAACCTCGGATCGGAAGAACTTCAGAAGTCCCTGGATTCGGTATCGGGCGCGCAAGTTATTTCTGATGAGGAACTCAGAAAGGCTAAAGAGTACCGAGACACAATGGATGATCTCGGCGATGTGTGGAGTGGTTTTGTGGTTGAGGCTGGCGGCGCTTTTGTCACAATGGTGAACGACTCCAAAGAACTGTTTAGCGGTTGGGAAGGGTTCGGCAACCAACTGAAGAAGGGCACAGTCGGCAGAGTCATCTCAAATATCTCTGGTCTGTTTAATGACAATGAGGAGAACGCGAAAGCGGCGGCCGACGAGGCGAAGCGTCTGGGTGATGCTTACGAGGGCTATGTCAGTTCAAGGCTCTCGCAGAGTCGCGAAGAGATCATCAAGTTGAACAACGCTATTGAGGCTGAAACCGACGCACTGGCAATCCTTCAAGATGAATGGGCTGACCTGATCGGCGAACTTGATGTCAATGTAAAACTTGACAACATCAAAACAGGGTTTTCGGAACTGTTTGATGCTGGTGTCAAAGCGTTCAGCGGAGCGCGTGAGGATCTAGCAAAATACAACGAACTCCTTTTAACGAGCGCGCAAAGCGTCTCTACTTTGGCGACAACTTTGGGCGCGAACGCTGAACAGACAATGATCATCAAAATTGCGTTTGAGACTGGCGACTTCGCCAGAGTGGAATCCATGCTGGAGATTGTGCGTCGCGGTTTATTGATCGGGCCTGAAGAACGGCGTTTCGCTGGAGCGCGTGCGTCTGGTGGCTCAGTGTCAGGCGGGAGTTCATACCTTGTCGGCGAGCGCGGCCCTGAGATCTTTACACCGTCAGGCGGCGGGATGATCACACCGAACTCGGCTATCGGTGGCAACACCATCACAGTGAATGTTCAAGGAGCAGACCCTCAAGCAGTCGTCAGAGCCCTTCAAGATTACAACCGCACCGCAGGCCCGATCCCAGTGAACACTCGAGCGAACTAATGACTAAACAAGTTTGGACTGTTGTCCGAGGCGCAACTGATGTCACTTCACAAATCCAATCAATGCAATACTCCACAGGCAGACGCACACAGTTTGATTCCTGGAGCCCAGGTGGGCTAGTCCTCACAATCAAGAACGAGTCCAACCAAGCCGATAGTTACAACTTGAACGACACAATTATTTTGACCGCAGTTGGAAGCCTCAATTGGAGTCAGTCTTTGTATGTTCAAGAAGTTCTTTACAACGATCTCGGCGGTGATGGGGCTGGCTCAACTGCCACAGTCATTTGCACCGATCTTCTCGGTCGCCTTGGTCGAATACAAGTGTTTGAGCAGTCAATTGGGAGCCAACCGACTATCCAACAAATAGACACAGAATTCGCTTCATTGTTGCCAGCGGGCGCACTGTTCCAATTCGCCTCTAATGGTGATTCAGTTGCGGCGGCGGATGGCTCTTATTCTGGCACTGCCCTTAACCGATTCAATCTAAACATGGTCACCGAACAAGGTGCAATAAATCTATTTGGCGAAGAGATTTGGCTTTTTTCAAGATCCACTGTTCAAAACTTGGCTGGATATTTAGTGTTCAATAGAGACGGGTCAGGAATTGGAAGTGTGTTGCCATACATGGACATCAGACGGATTGCGCTCGGCCCGAACTATTTGAACACTTGCACCGCTATTCCATCAACTGCGGCGCAACAGAACGCAACAAACACCGCAGGCGTGGCGACCTACGGCACTTACGGCGCAGAGTTCTCAACCGTGGACAACTCTCAAGCTCAGGCTCTATCGTTCGCAGAGTGGCAAGTGTTCTCTCGAGATGACCCTGATGAACTGTCTTTCCAAATTAGTATCTCCGACACTCCTACTAGCCTCACCAATTTCTTTGACGCGCTATATCAAAATCAATTAGTGGTGACTGTCTCCTACAAAAAACCTGGCTCGGCAACACCAGTCACCACAACTCAGATCATTCAAGGCTGGTCTATGTCCGTAAACCCATCACGCACCGACATTGAAGTGTTTACCAGCCCGCTGACATACACCAACTTCTTCACACTTGACTCCGACACCTTCGGAGTCCTAGATCAAAGCCGCCTCGGCTGGTAAGGTAAAAAACATGACAACCCTCGGCAACTTCACAGTCGGCCAGACGCTCCTCAGTACCGACATGAACATAATTGGCACTTACTCGTCGTTTACTGTCACGACTGCGGGCTCCGCACTGATGACTTTCACAGGTGTCAAGTGTGTGCTCAATAAACTGGTTACTTTTGAGATCATCGGCACTGCCACGGGCGCGGCGACACCGCCGTTCTCGGTGACACTTCCTGATGCCATGACCAGCCTGAACTCTGCGGTCACTTTCCAAGTGGCCTGTCTAGATGACTCCGCATCGACTTGGTACTACGGAAGTTGCATCCCGTCATCGGGAACAGTGATCAGACCGAGAGCGTTCCTAGCCACTGGCACTTATGTGAACAGTTCGGGAGTGACTGCGCTCGTTCCATTCACTTGGGCGAATAATGATCTCATTGTCATCTCTGGAACATACCGAGCGTCATGATGCTCTCTAACCCTCCGAAGGCGTTGATCGTTCTGGTCGCGATCATTTGCATCACTGTTCTGATGGCGGTCGGCAAGATTGATCAGTCCGCTGGCACAGGAATGCTTGGAACGATTGTCGGCTACTCGGTCGGCAACTCGATCAGACCGAAGAACGGCGAGCAAGTTCCTGCGATTATCTCAAAGAAGAAGTGATGGCTGACTATCCAGTGAAGAAGGTGGTGAAGCCCGCCGATCTGACACACGCCATGAACGGGCTCCTACGGCCTGACCTACTCCGCAAGATCGGGCCGACATCTGGGCAACTACACCGACACGCCGCAACCGCATGGAACTGCCTGAAACTTGCGGCATTCTTTGACGGGATCTCACTGGATCATGTTGGCGCGTACCGCACACTAGGCAGACAAACCCAACTCTTTAAGCAACGCTATTCACTCATCAAGGAAGACCGAGACATCACACGCACAGTGAACGGAAAGAAGTTCTATCTCCGCAACGGTTTCGCACCATCCTCGAGCCCCGGCATGAGCACCCACGGGCTCGGGCTCGCGATTGACGTCGCCAACGCATCAGGCGACCGTCTCAAGTGGTTGCTCGATGGGAACGCTGAGAAGTTCGGCTGGTATTGGGAGGTCAAGAACGGCCCACAAGCGGAACCGTGGCATCTTCAGTATGTGTGCGGCGACAAGGCTCCACAGGGCGTAGTGGATGCCCTGAAGACCTTCCCCGAGTTGAATGCTTGACATTGACCCGCAGGCTTGGTCAGATGACTGAGCCGAGAGTCCGCATCTGCGGGCCGACAACTGGAGGCAATCCATGAACCCATTCAAGTTTCTAGCCCTGACATTCGGCTTCTATCTGAGCCTTGTGATCGTGTTTGGAGGTGGGAGCAACGCCAGCC